TAATAATTTAGTATTTGAACAAAACACTAACGTTACTCGCAATCGCTTTTTATCTCAAGTTAATCCATACCTTGAATCAGTAGTACAACGTCAAGGTTTATATGCTTACAAGGTAGTAATGGATGATTCCAATAATACACCTGATGTAATTGATCGCAACCAATTAGTAGGCCAGATCTACATCCAACCAACTAAGACTGCTGAATTCATTATCTTGAACTTTAACGTACAACCAACCGGCGCTACATTCCCTGCATAAGGGGATGTAGTTGCTAATATTTATTGATAGCAATAAAAAATTAAAATAAAATGGCAGTATTAGACGCTAACGAAATAATGTTCACCGCTTTTGAACCAAAAGTTCCCAATAGGTTCATAATGTACATTGATGGTATTCCATCATATTTAATTAAAAAGGCATCAGCTCCTGGATTTGAAGCCAATATGATTAAACTCGATCACATCAACGTTTACCGTAAAGTAAAAGGTAAAGTTGAATGGAATGATATGACTTTAGAATTATACGATCCCGTAACCCCATCAGGCGCACAAGCAGTAATGGAGTGGGCTCGTTTAGCACACGAATCAGTAACAGGCCGTGATGGATATTCCGACTTTTATAAGAAAGATTTAACACTAGACATTCTAGGCCCAGTAGGTGATGTAGTAGGTGAGTGGATTATCAAAGGTGCTTATTGCAAAACAGCTACTTTCGGAGAATATGACTGGAGCCAGGGTGATGCTGCAATTACTTTATCCTTAACAATCGCTATGGATTACTGTGTACTCAACTTCTAAAAGATCCTTCATATTTTTTTCTTTTGGTGTCTGCTTTCGCAGACACCTTTTTTCTGCATATATTTATATATACACAAATAAAATAGTTTATGGCCGAATTAAAAATCCCAACAGAAACAGTTACATTACCCTCAAAAGGTTTATTGTACCCCGAGACCTCACCGCTTGCTAAAGGCGAAATTGAAATGAAGTATATGACAGCTAAGGAAGAAGATATCCTTACCAATGTAAACTACATTAAAAGTGGTATTGTTATTGATAAATTACTTCAATCATTAATTGTTACACCAATTGATTATAACGAATTGTTAATTGGTGATAAAAACGCAATATTAGTTGCTGCTCGTGTTTTAGGTTATGGTAAAGACTATAATATTAATTATGGTGGTAAAGAAATTACTATTGATCTATCCAAGCTAGAAGATAAAATAATTGATGAATCTTTATATAAGCGCGGAATAAATGAATTTCCCTTCACTCTACCTCATTCTGGTAACAATATTACTTTTAAGTTATTAACACATGGTGATGAACAAAAAATTGAAGCTGAAATTAAGGGGTTGCAAAAAATTAACCCAAATGTAACTACTGATGTTACAACTCGTTTAAAATATATGGTTACATCTGTTGAAGGTAAGCGTGATGCTAAAGATATTCGTGATTTTGTTGATAATTACTTAATCGCTAAAGATTCAAGAGCACTACGCCAATACTATGCAAAAGTATCCCCAGACATTAATTTAAAATATATACCAGAAGATGTAGATTATGTAGGGGAGGGCATAGATATTCCAATATCTGTTAACTTTTTTTGGCCTGATTCTGGAATATAGACCTATACTATTTTCCCAAATACATGAAATAGTATTTCATAGTAATGGTGGATATGATTGGGATACTGTTTATAATATGCCTCTTTGGTTGCGTAAATTTACATTTGAAAAATTAAGAGAATATTACGAAAAACAAAAAGAAGAAACAGAAAAGCAACAAAATATGTTGAAAAATAAATCAGGAAAAGATATATCTCGTCCTAATATATCCCCATCTAAATCACCAACATACGTAGCTAAAGCGCCTAAAAAATAGGCGCTTTAAATATTTATATGATGTAACATTATATCATGGCAGAACCTACAGTACAAGAATTACAACAACAATTAACAGATCTTAACAAAAAATTAAGAGAAGCAGGTGGCTTAGGTATTGACCTTCAAGAAGCATTTCGCAATGCCGGAAATGATACTAAAAAACTTAATGAATATGTTGATAGATTAAACAAACAATATGAAGATATTGTAGATAATGCTGATTATATTTATAGAACATTTCAAGACATAACAGCTGAATTAAAAAATCAAAATGTTTTATTAAAAATAGGCAAAGGAGCATTTAAAGAATTTACAAACATTGCCCAGGATTTAAATTCTTATCAAAAAGGATATAATGACCTTACTGATAATAAATTTAAAAAATTAAAAAATAATCTTGCTGCTGAAAAAAAAGAATTAGATTTTGTTGTACAGAGATTAAAAGCTAGTGAAGCAAGTCGTCAAAGAGAAGTCGAAGCATTAAATGCATTAGATGAAAGAACCCCAAAACAAAAAGCTAGACTACAAGAACTACTAAAAGAAAATGAACTTCTAATTAATGCTACTGAAGCTATATCTTCGGGTATTCCTATTTTAGAAAAAGAATTAAATTTAACTAAGCAAATAGCTGATACTAGAAAAGATCTAGGAGGATTAGCCCAAGCTGCAGGTAAACTTGTTTCTCAATAGATTAGCAGAAATAGGTAAAGATGAAGCAGGAAATTCTATAACACAAGAACAAGCTCAAGAACGATTAATAGCATTAGAAAAAGAATCATATAAAATAAAACAAGAAGCCGTTGCTTCAACTGACAATCTAGGTAATAAATTTAAATCATTAGGAGTATTTGTTAAAGGATTGGGGGTTGGCCTTAAAAAATCACTAACAGACCCAGTCACAATACTTACTTTTATTATAGATAAAGCTCTGCAAGCCAATGAACAGGCTGTTAATTTAGGTAAAATTATAGGATATGGAGCTGACAGATCTGATAGACTTAGAGAAAATTTTGCTTTTATAGCAGGGGTTACTCCTAACATTAATGTTAATTCTAAATCAATAACTGAGGCTTTTGGAGAATTAGCCCAATCAACTGGATATGTTTCCCAATATTCTGCCGATCAGCTTGAAACACAAGTTAAATTAACTAAACAAGTTGGTCTACAAGCAGATGAAGCTGCTCAAATTCAACGTTTTGCTGTTTTGAATGGTAAAACTTCTGAAGAAACTTATTCTTCTTTTGTTAGGGGATTAACAGCAGCAAGAAATCAACTTAAAGTCGGAATTAACTTTAAATCAGCATTAGCTGAAGCTTCCAAAGTATCGGGACAATTAGCAGCAAATCTAGGAAACAACCCAGAACAAATTGCTAAAGCAGTAGTAGCTGCTAAAGCATTTGGTATGACATTAGAACAAGTTGCTGCTGCTGGTGATAAATTACTTGATTTCGGTTCATCAATTGAAAATGAATTAAAAGCTGAATTATTAACTGGTAAACAAATAAATCTTGAAAGAGCAAGAGCAGCAGCATTAGCTGGTGATCAAGTTACTTTAGCTGAAGAATTATCTAAAAATATAGGTACAGCAGCTGAGTTTACTAAAATGAATAGGTTACAACAAAATGCCTTAGCTGAATCTGTAGGTATGACCTCAGATCAATTAGCTGAAACATTAAGAAAAAGAGAAGAAGCACTAGCTAGTGGTAAATCATTAGTTCAAATACAAGAAGAAGAAGCAAAACAAGCTCTTGAAAGACAACAAATACAAGAGAAATTTAGTGCGGCTTTATTAAAAATACAGGATGTAGTAGGTAATCTAGTAGCTGGACCTTTTGGTCAATTATTTGATCTAGTATCAAATATAGCTTCTATATTTACTAACATTATCAGCCCTGTAATTACAGGGATTTCTTATGTTGTTGGTTTAATAGTAGAAGGATTTAAAACATTATCTCCAATATTATTAGGCATTGGGGGTTTAATAGCAGCAATGAATGCTAAATTATTAATAAATGCTGTTCTTTCTGTGGCTCAAGGGGCTTGGAAGGCTTTAGGAGGTATATTTCCTGTAGGTCCTATTTTAGCAACAGCTGCTACATTGGCTGGTGTTGGTTTAGTAACAAGATTAGCTAAAGGAACAGCATTTGCTGAAGGAGGTATTGTAACTGGTGAAATTAATAATGCAACTGTTGGTGAAGCCGGTCCTGAAGCAATAATTCCCCTAAATTCCCCCAAAGCTGATAAAATATTAGGTGGGGATGGTTCTCCATCAATAGATCTTACCCCAATGATAGCAGCAATCAATGAAGTAAGAGCAGCTGTTGATAGATTGTATAGTAAAGATACATCAATCAACATGGATGGTAAAAAAGTAGGTTCAACACTAGTACAAGGCTCATATAAAGTAGCATAATTAAATATTTATTCGTATAAAATAGATAAACCATGGGATTATTAGACAAATTAAAAAGTAGCATTTTAGGATTAGGTGGTAACAAACCACAACAATTTGGTGTAAACCCAATCCCACCTGATTCACTTCATCAATTATATTCAGTTGATGGTAATCCAAATGTTGATTGGCGCCTAATTAAAGGCAATTTATCCAACAAACCACAGCCATCTACTCTGGATGAATTAGATACTAAAGCTCCAAATCTTAAAC